AAAAAGAAAAAGACTAAAACTTTTGTAACACCCGAAAATTATGATGGCGCAACTCAGATTATTGATGGAGGAGGAATTCTTGGACATTATCTCAATACTGATTCAGACGCCAAAGATGAAAAAGTTTTAATTGCTAAATATCGTGATATGAGTTTTTCCCATGAAGTTGATGGGGCTATCGAAGATATTATTAATGAGGCTGTGATCCTTGAAGAAGGGAAAGCAGCTGTTGCCTTGGATTTGGAATCAATAGATTATACAGATAGTATCAAAGATAAGATACATACTGAGTTCTCTACAATTTTGGACTTGTTAGATTTTAATCATACAGGTGCAGATTTGTTTAAGAAATGGTATATTGATGCTAGACTGTATCATCATATTGTAATTGATGAGAAAAGACCTAAAGATGGAATTACAGAATTAATTCCGATTGATCCTTTAAAGATCGAAAAGATTAGAGAAGTAAAAAAGAAAAAAGAAGGACAACTTGAATTAGTTGATGATGTTAGAGAGTACTATCTTTATACACCTGATGCATTAAATTCTGGTTCTTTTGGAATGAGTGCAGGTGTAACATCTAATGCAATAACAGTTGCGCCCGATTCAATTTCATATGTTCATTCTGGATTAATTGATAACGTAAAACAAGTTATCATGGGTTATTTGTTTAAAGCAATTAAGCCATGGAATCAATTAAGAATGATCGAAGATGCACTTGTTATCTATAGGTTAGCAAGAGCTCCAGAACGAAGAATATTTTATATTGACGTTGGTAATCTTCCGAAGTTAAAAGCTGAGCAGTACTTGCAACAAGTAATGAATCGTTATAAACAAAAAATGATTTATAACGCATCTACTGGTGAAGTCGAAGATCAACGTAAACATCTTTCCATGTTGGAAGATTTCTGGTTGCCAAGACGCGAAGGGGGTCGAGGTACTGAAATCAGTACACTACCGGGTGGACAGAATCTTGGTGAAACAGATGACATAGAATATTTTAGAAAGAAACTGTACAAGTCTTTGAATGTTCCAATCTCAAGAATTGAGGGGACTGATTCGACACAGTTTAATCTTGGAAGAGCTTCTGAAATTACAAGAGATGAAGTAAAGTTTGGAAAATTTGTTGGTCGTTTACGACATAGATTTTCTGTTTTGTTTACTGATCTTCTTAGAGTTCAATTGATTCTTAAAGGTATTATCAAAGAAGAAGATTGGGTATCTATTAAAGATCGTATTAGATACGATTGGGCTAAAGATTCTCACTTCATGGAGTTAAAGAACTCTGAGATATTAAGAGATCGTTTTGAGTTAGTTTCAATGGTTGAAGAATATGTTGGTAAATATATTTCCGCAGAGTATCTGCGTAAGACTGTTCTACAACAAACTGATGAAGAAATGAAAGAGATTGATAAACAAATAGCAGCAGAAGCACCTGAAGAAGATGAAGATGACATGGGAGATGAAGATGAGGAATTCTAAACCACAAACTACTATGAAATCTATTTTAAAAGTAAAGACTAAAAGTTTCCTTGAAAACTATAGAGAAAATAGAATGAAAGATATGTTAGTTGAAGATATTAATATTATTGATGATGATGAACAGAAAATTAAACAACTGATTAAAGAAGGTACTCTTACAGATAAATTATTAATTGAAGCAATTAAAAATGTGATGAAAGAAAGGATTAAAAAATGACTGATATTAAAAGTACAGTACTAAAAGATATTTTAAGTAAGAAATTAAATAAAGCTAAAGAAGGTATGACACAAATTCTTAAAGATAAATCATTTAAAGCTATTGAAGATTTCAAGACATCTTTCAAATATGAACTACCAACTCAAGATGCACCAACACCAACACCAACACCAGCAGAAACTCCAGAGGCAGATAAATGAAAACTTTATTACGAAATGTAATTAATACTTTTAAAGAAGATTTAGCATCTGTAAGACGAGCTAATAGAGATAAAGAATCTGCATTAAAAAAAGCTAATAGAGATAAAGAAGTTGCAATTCGTAAAGCAGATATGGATAAGAAACAAGCGAAATCAAAAGTAGATCGGGATAAAGAAATGCAAAAGAGAATGGATAAAAAAGAAAGTATCATTCAAAAAGTAACTGAGTATATTAAAGCAGATGGTGCAAGAAAAAAATGTCATGGTGGTGATGGCCGAAGAACAGAGAACCATGATTGTGATAAAGTACATTCTGACATGACACATAAAGAATGGGAAGCATCACAAGATACACCAAAGGATGAAACTAAAAAGTAATGAAAATAGTTGATGACATGATTGATAATGTTCTTGATGAAGTAATGAGTAAGATTGTAAGAATGAGAAAATCGAGAATGATGAAAACAAAAGGAAAACAGATTGCTCGTAAACGTAAGATTGCTATGAAGCGTAAAGCAACACCAGAGAAATTAAAAACAAGAGCAGTTAAAAAAGCAAGAGATATTATTACAAAAAAGATTTTAAAAGATAAAAGTAAATCAAGTTTATCTATAGCAGGCAGAGAGAAATTAGAAAAAAAATTGAAAAAGAAACAAGCAGTAATTAAAAGAATTGCGAAGAAGATGTTACCAAAAGTTCGTAGTGCAGAAGCTGAACGATTAAAGAAAAGAGGAGAGAAGGCATGAAACTGATAACCGAACATACTCACGAAGTTGAGTATATTACTGAGGGTAAAGGTAAAGAGCAATATATTAAAGGTATATTCATGCAGGCTGATCTTAAAAATCAGAATGGAAGAATATATCCACATGCTGTTTTAAAGAAAGAAGTAAACAATTTTAATAATAAATATGTTAAAGAAGGTCGAGCTCTTGGTGAACTTGGACACCCGATGGGTCCTATCATTAACTTGGATAGAGTATCTCATGTTATTAAAGAACTCTATGAAGATGGTAAAAATTTTATTGGTAAAGCAAAAGTTATGGATACTCCAAATGGTAAGATTGTAAAAAATCTTATCAGCGAAGGAGTTAAGCTTGGTGTATCTTCCAGAGGTATGGGAAGTGTTAAAACAAACAAAAAAGGTGTGAATGAAGTACAAGGAGATTTTGTTCTTTCAACTGTTGACATTGTTGCTGATCCTTCAGCACCAGATGCATTTGTTGATGGTATTATGGAAGGCAAAGAATGGGTATGGGAGAATGGTGTTATCAAAGAACGAGATATTAATAGTATGAGAAAAACTATCGAGAACGCAAAATCGAGGGAATTGGAACAGAAAAAGTTAGAAGTTTTCACCAAATTTCTTCAAAATCTATAGTATTATAAATATTATACGAAACAAATTACTTTTAGGAGATTAACAATGGCAAAGAAAGAAACACTCACAGATGATGGAAAACTTGAAGAGGTTGATATGGAAGATGTGAAAGAAGCTGCTAAAGATGATAATAAAAAATTAGGCTTTCCTGCAATAGATGACGAAGATGGTCGTGATGATAAAGAGAATGATGAGATTGAAGGTGGAACGAAAAAGACTGATGGTGGATTGAAAACCAAAAAGTCTAATGCCTCTGCAAAAGCAGAAGGTAAAGCAAAGAAAGAAGAAGATGACGAGGATGAGGATGATGAAGAAGAAGGTGATGTAGAAGAAGGCAAGTCTAAAAAAGAAGGAATGCCTCCTTGGTTGAATAAAGATAAAAAAGATAAAGATGATGACGAAGATGATGACGATAAAGATGAGTCTAAAGCCAAGAAGGAAGAAAAAGAAATCGAAGTAGATGTTTCTGAAGATGTTTCTGCATTGATTGATGGAGAAGAACTTTCTGAAGATTTCAAAACGAAGGCTGCTACAATCTTTGAGGCTGCAGTTAAGTCTAAGATTGCTAAGATACGAAAGCAAGTCCGTGAAGAATCTAAGAAAGAGATGGAAGAAAAAACAGAAAGCATTCAGAAAGAGATGACAGAGAAGATGGATGAGTATATGAATTATGTTGTTAAAGAATGGATGGAAGAAAATAAACTCGCTGTTGAACAAGGTGTTCGCAACGAAGTCACAGAGAGCTTTATTTCTGGTTTGAAGAAGTTATTTGAGGAACATTACATTGATGTTCCAGCAGAGAAGGAAGATGTCTTTGAGAGTCTTGTACAAGAAGTTGCCGAACTGGAAACTAAACTTGACGAGCAAACTCAGAAGCATATGGATAACGTGAAAGAACTTAATACATATAAAGCTAAAGACGCATTCCGTGATATCGTAGAAGGCATGGTTGACACAGACATTGAAAAAATGAAAGAGTTAACTGAAGATGTTGATTACGAAACTGATGAACAGTATAAAGAAAAACTGAACATTATTAAAAACAGTTACTTTAAATCAGAAAAGAAACTGGATAAAGATAATAAGGCAACCGCAGCAACTAATAAAGACGTAACCGATGGAACAAGTGATAGTCGAATGGATAGTGTTATGGCTGCTATTTCTAACTTAAAGAAGTAACCTTATTTTAAATATATGGACAAAGTGAAAGTGAAGTTTGTTAAAATTAAAATTTTAAATTAATAAAGGAGAAGTACAAATGTATTTATCTGAATCAATCAAGGAGAAGTGGCAGCCAGTAATGGAACATGCTGATCTTCCTGAAATTAAAGACACTTATAAAAGAGATGTAACTTTACGTCTACTTGAGAATCAAGAGAAGTTTCTTCAAGAAGAAGCACTCAATGAAGCTGCTCCAGTTAACAGTTCTGGAAACTGGGCTCGTCCGGGTACGAGTGGTGAAGCTTCTGGTGGAGTTGCTAAATGGGATCCGATTCTTATTTCTCTAGTT